GCCATTTGCTTGCAGCCTTGACGGCACGGCTGATGCTGGCCTTGGCCATTATATAGAACCCAACCCGGCCAAAGGTATCTACTGCCCTAACGGCCCGGTCTATATTGACGGCACAGGCGTGCTTGAGAGCAAACTGACCAGCAATAACCCAGAGGACGCCCCAGCGCCGCACAGGGGCGTTTGGCAGCTACAGGGGCAGCTTTTATGCACATCGCATAGCTGGGGCGCTGTGTGCGTATTATACAACGGCATTGAGCTTAGGGTGTTTCTTTACCAGGCTGATGCTGCTGTTCAATCTAAGATCATAAATATCATTCATGAGTTTGAGCAGCGTAAAATCAGCCGAGAGCCTTACCCGGTTATCTCAAGCAAGGATGGCAATGCCGCTTACCCGGAGTCAAACGGTAGCGCCGCTGTCCTGCAACTGCCAGACGATAAGGCCGAATGGCTCGCGCAGCTTGTAAACGCCAAAAAAGCTAAGGCCGCTGCTGAGGCTGATATAGATGAAGCCGAGGCGGCTCTCAAAGAATATATGGGGCATCATGAGGTGGCATCAGCGGTGATCGGCAATACGGCTTACCAGGTCAAATGGCCGATGCGTAATTACAAGGCTCAGCCAGAGAAAGTGGTTCCAGCAAAGCCCGCTTATTTTAAGCGCCAAACAACATTGAGCCTCAAGGCTCTGGATTAGGAGATAGATATGAGAGAAACCTCTTTCAAAGTAGATGACCTGGTTAGCATCAAGGACGATGGCGGCAGATATGTGACGGTTCTAGTCAGGGCTATTGAGCCTGGTCAGGAGACATACAATGTCACGTTTCAAAACATGCAAACCGGCGATATGTTCAAGCGCGAATATCTTTATCAGGGAGATTGACTGATGCCTAAGCACAACGGCCCTTACCGCAAAGAAAGCTCCTGGAAGCCTGTTGTTGAGGCGATAGCAGCTTTCCACCGGGATAATGGATACGGCCCCTCAGTGGCCGAAATAAGCCGCGCCATTGGCAAATCACCGACAGCGGTGCGCTTTCAGATAGACAAGCTACTAGAGGATGGCGTGCTGGCTAAGGCGCCCGGCAAGATCAGGACGATCAGGCTTGCTGAATAGGGGGGCGAAAGCCCCTTTATTTTTTAAAACCCTTCAAGCCACGCAACCCAAATGATGCGCCGATGCTGGCGTAAACTGCCCACTGAAACCAATCCGGGGTAGCAGATAAAGCCGCAAACCCGCGCTCAACATATGGCTGCGTAAAAGGGATAAAACACATTGCGATGATTACGATAAATAAAATCGTCCAGGCTTCATCCTTCCAGCTATTATCGCTAGACTGAGCCATAATCTTTTCCCAGCCAGCTTCATGCGTAGCGGCGACCTTCATCACCTCTGCCTCGGCCTCGGCTTTTGCTTTTGCCACCTGGCCTTTGGCTTTGGTTTGCTCCACCTTAGATTCCATCCAAGATCCAGCAAGGCTGGCTATAGGCCCAATCAATGCTTGTATCATTTTGATTCACTCCCGCACCATACTGCAAAGGCACCAGTTGCCGCCCCGACTATCGTTGAAACAAACGCTGTTTGTTGCGTTGTGGCTGATGCGCCTAAACCCATAAACCAGTCGCACACATTCCACGCCATAATAGTAAACGCCAGCATCATTAGGCGCGGGATGATTTTATACTCTAGCAACGCCTTAGCCATCAGCCAGCGCCCTAAACCTTGCCGTGATTCGCTTTGCCCGATTGGGCGTCTGGTCGAACCAGCGCGAATCCTCAGCCTCGGCGGCTACGGTAAGCCACGCTTTTGGATCGTCCATAGCCTCAGCTATCGCAGCCCACATCTTGACAAACTTCGAGCAGCGTGGGTATCCAAGCTGGAATGTCATGTTGCAGAGGCATAGGGCTGCGTCTGGATAACGCAAATCAAGCTCATTAAAGTCAACGCCAACGTTACTGCATAGTCTGCGACAATCTTCAATCGTGACTGCTATATCCAGATTGAACCGCTTTCGGACGCGATCCTCAGACACAGGCGTTCCAACCGGCAGGCCGTATTCTGGATCATGTTCTTTTACCAGTCCTCCAATTCCAAATGTTGGCAGTCCAAGATGATCTAAATAAATTATATGCTCGCCATCATCGTTTTTTACGATACCCTCTTCGGCAGCGATCTCTTCTCTAAGCGCGTCTTTATTCATCGCCTCATCTCCAGAATCGTATCAATCGTTTTAGCCCACGAATCAGCTTCTGCCTCAGCCGTGAAAACCGACTCACGCAGGCGCAGACTGTATTGCCGTACAGCCGTAATCGGCATGAACAGGCACCGGCGGGCATTGGGGGAAACAAGGCAGAGAACATCATAATCATCTTTCGTGGGTAGTTTTTTCTTTTTACTTCCGTGGCCCAGATTAAAATGGTGACGCGGAGATCGACCATCTTTATCGCCCAATAGACTCGCAGCCTTTGCCTGCACCCTGACCCAATTTTGACCATTCCAAGCCACCATATCTATTTTATCTTGCTGTGCCATTGAGACGCGCCAGCCGAGGCTCAATATTGCGGCTGCGGCCAGATATTCACCAATCAGCCCGGTCGTTGTTTCGCTCATCTAAGCCCTATAGCTCCAGCACTCGACACCATCACCGCGATGAACAAACCTATCACAACAACCGTCAAAACCAAAATAGCTAGTCCGATTTTCATGTTCTCAATAGCTTCGTCATGCGCTATAGCGGCCTCTCTCTGAGCTTTTAATCGAGCCTCTTTCTGTTCGCGCAAAGCCTTGTTGTGGTGGTTGATGATCTCTTGCCAAGTCGACGGCTGATCGGCTGGTTTCGGCCAACGCATATTTATCATTGTGGCGATTTGCTGCATTTCCTCATTAAGCCGCTTCGCCTCAAGCACTGCGTCAATTGAACCCTTAAAACTAATGTCTCCAACGCCTGCTTGCTTGTTGCGCTCCTCGTTTAGTTTTTTCTGTGCCGAGAATAACGTGCCTATTTGCTCCGACAAATCAGCCACAGATTGCACGTCATTAACCCTAGCCTTGATAAAAGCTATGGCATTTGACGCGGCGCTAACGGCCATTAGGGCTGTACTGATAGGCTCCATTAGGACAGCATTCCTTTCCTGAGTGGCAGGCACTTGTAAGACTTGGCGAGAAAGTCGCCGGGCAACTTACCAACGTCCTCTGCCATCTCATACACTCGCTCGACACAAGCCTCATAGGACGGCCAAGGCCCGCGAAAATCATGTAGCTCAATGCAGTTTTGTGGGGCGCTTAAAGAGCAAGCAAGTACGATTGCCTTAAACACGACCTTGTATCTTTTTGATTATGGCTTTTACGGTGTCGGTTTCGATGATACGAATCAACACCCAAATCCCGGTGAACAAAGCCACAAAATCCGGCACCATCGACATCCACGCAGCAAACGTGCCTGTTCCGGCGGCAACGTCCAGAATGACTTTGTTTTCTTCGTTCATAGTTTTGCTCCGGCTTAGTCGGCCAAGTTACGGTTTTTACACATCAGTTGCGCCAGAAAATTCATCCAAGGTTTTTAAGTACGCATAACATATGTCAATTAAATTGCCGGTGCCGGTAATTGTTGGAACCAGTGCATTGTATTGATTTATGAATATTGGATTCACTTCATTTTGCCTTGCTTCTGCTGAACCGTATCCAAAAACTTCTATCGTCACAAAGTCTTGGATGACCGATAGTCTTTCAATTTTTAAGTAAGCTTCTGCCGCAGCCATACCCACGGTTGTATCGTCTGCATTTAATTGTTTTTGAAGTGCCATTATTTGCTCCTAAGCGTATCTGTTAGCGTGACCTGTAACCCAAGCAGTAAAGTGGATATTTGTAGAAGCAACACCAGTCACATCTATAACCAATCGCCGGTTGGTGCTAATACTTAAACCAACGTCTGTGCTATTGAGCGCAGTACCTTCGCTGTGAATAACAGTTTTTGTGGTTGAGCCTACTTGTGTGACCGTTCCACCGGTTGAAATTCGATAAGCTGCACTCAATTCCCAAACTCGCATCAATTCATTTGTATCGTCATTAGCAACAACATTAATTGTGAAAAATGCAATGTTCTTGGTGTAAAAATATGTGCCATCAGGAACAAGCATCAAAAAATTTGCTTCGCTGTCACTTTGATTTAAGCCAGATGCAGATATTGTTGCTGGAGTTGCATTAGTAGTTCTGCCCCAATAACTTGCAAACATTCTTTGATTGGATTGAACACCGCCACCGCCAAAAGCAACGGCATTTTTTGTAGTAGAGCGACCTCTTGCTGCCGCAAAACCTCGTTCTCCGCATTTAGACCCGCTGCTTATCGCTGCGCCGTATGACCCAAAAGCACCACCAGCGCCGCCGCCTAAAATGTTCACTCCTTCTATTGCGCTACTATTGCTGTCATTTCCAACCGTGAAACCCCTAGTGTTTGTGGCGTAATTGTTGTAGCCAAGGCATATAGATTGACTGCCCGCAGCCCGCATCCTATAACCAATTGCGATTGCATTAGCCCCGCTAGCCACTTGGTTAGCGTTAGTTCTACCCATCGTCAAATCAATCGCACTAGCACCCCTGACGTTGCCGCCGGTTGTTGTGCTATCAGGAATAGACAACATAAATGCGCCGGTTCCTTTTGGAACAATTGCGGCTGCCGCATTTGTGCTACTGCTATCTACAGATAAGCTTGCGACATTTACAGTGTCATTGGGGCTGCTTGTGTTGTCTGCACTAGAGAACCCATCCACACCGCCACCGCCGCCAACAGCGGCGCCGTCAATCGTCATTGAACCAGAAGTGGCACTGATGTCATTAGTTTGATGGTTAATTGTTAACGCCATTGCCTACTCCTTAAACGGCTGTAGAGCCAGCCATATCATCTTGTGCCATTACCCAGCTATAGCACTTGTCCAAGAAAGCATCACCGCTGCTAGTAGCATTGATGTCGTCTAGGTTTGCGCTGTAGCGTTTGAAATCCACCTCACGAGTGTCATCGGTTGGTGATGATGTAGCATAAGCTGACAGGTCAATCATCACCTCAAACTTTGGCTCTGACCCCCGCTGGCGAGAGATTGCTACCATTACAATGCGGTAATATGCGTTGTTAAAAGCGATACCGTATTGGCTGTTGCCTTCTGCGATATTGTTTTGAATAGCCATTTTATCTGTTCCTTTTAAGCGTATGTGACTTCGCTGGTTCTGATATTAGCCACGGTTCTGATATTGTGCGCACTTTCTCCGGTAAACGTAATAGCCAGTGCGTTGTTTGTGTTATCGGCTGTCAGCGTCAAACCCCAGTTCGATGTGTTTTGAATCACTGTGATTGCGCTATTAGCCACAGTCGTTGTGCCGCCATCATTGACCAGCAACCCTTCAACACGCCACGATGCGTATGACTGTGCGCCATTTTGCATTGCTGTAATCGTGCCATCGAATGTCAAGCACTGGTCAGTTTGCACTTCTATTTGATTAAAGCTTGCGCTTGCCCCAGCATTAGTCGTTAAAACCGTTGGGGTGGCATCAGTGGTTGCACACCGCAAAATGTACATTGAACCTTGAGCGTCACCGAATGAGGCAAAGTGTCCAGCGGCAAAAGCAAATTGGCTTTGTTGAAATGCTCGAGATTGAAAACCAAAAGCCATCCCATACGTTGCGCTAACATATGTGCTTGTGCCTAGACCAACGCCTTTAGTCCCCAAAACCGAATTAGTGCTACCAATCCCAACACCGTTAGGACTATAAATAGTGTTTTGAGTGCCTATCGAAACACCTTCTATTGCAAGGCTTGAAGTTTGCTTACCAATTGCAACGCCATTTGTCTGAGTAGATTTTGATAATTGGCCTATCGCAATGCTATTAGAACCAGTCGCACCATAGCTTGATGAATTGCTAGCTATGGCTGCAGCAAAAGCATCCGCGCCGCTAGTGTACGAGTTTCCAAGAGCCACGTTGTAGTTGAGTCCGGCAGTAGTTGCACCTTTACCAAATGCTGCCCCTCCAAAATTTGACGCCTTTGCCTGAAAACCTATTGCAATGCTATAATTTCCAATCGCGCCATAACTGCTGGTGCCGTTAGCGATAACAGCGGCAAAACTATGGTCTCCACCAGCTCTTGAAACACCCAAAGCAACCGCATCATCGCCGCTACTTACTGCGCTATCACCAATCGCGATTGCATTGCCGCCTGTCGCGGAAGGCTGCGCGGCTGGACTGCTTTCATTTGCAGCGTATAGGTCTGCACCGCCACCGCTAGATTGCGCCACCCAATCATAGTCAGTGCCAGTCCAGCTGAGAACTTCACTCGCTGATGCGGTTGATGTGTTTAGATGCGTGTCAACATCGCTATCGCTGTATGAGCCGCCAGACACGGCAGCCCAAGTTAAACCGCCAGCCGCACCAGATTGCGCTGATAAAAAGTAACCATTGGTTGGGGCATTAGATACTTTTAGATTAGCCTCATCGACAACATTGTCAGCAATAACCGTTGCGCCATCGGCTGTGCTGGTGACTTCGCCGGTATGATTTGGATGTACATAGTTATTTGCGCCTGTGGCTATGCCATCCAGCTTGGCACCATCCACTGCAACATCGCGTCCATCGAATGTGCTGTTTGTGGTAATAGCCCCTGTCATTGCGCCGCCAGTGCGTGGCAACGCTGCGTCAGCCGTTGTGCCTTGCGCCGCTGTAGCATAATCCGCACTATCAAAGGCTTTTACTTGTGCAAGGTTAGTAATCTCGCTGTCCATTAATGCACCAGCGGCAGTCACGTTAGTTGTGTCTGTTACATCTGCCGATGCTTCAATCCCAGCTAGTTTGGTAAACTGTGCATCTGTAAAAGCATTTGCTTCGGCTTCATAGGCTGCTTTGATTTCTGCGCCGGTTTGAGCAACCGCAGTTTTTAACTCATCACGACTGATTTTTTTTGTTTCTGTGCTTGATGTATCAACAACCGCAAAAACATCATCAGCCGCTGTATTTGCAGCCGTGATCGCCGTTAATTCGGATATTTTTTTGTCAGCCATTTTTACCTACCAAGCCCAAATTTCAACAAAACCAGTCATTCCAGCCTCGCCAGAGATTCCGCTTAACGTACCAGCCGCGCCACCAGCTCCGATAGCATAAGTCAAAGTCGCACCGGCAACATTTGCTGCGTCAATTACATATTTTGTGACAAGGTTAGCCGGTCTGCCATTGCTTCGATTGGCTGTTATATTGTTCCCAGCATCGCCAGAACCACCGGCTGCGCCGCTACCCCGCAAAACATCACCGCCAGAACTTGCATTCAAAATCTCGGTTTCGTTAGTCGAATTAACGCCACGCGCACCACCTTCAGCAACAATATTAATCCCTAAAGCTGCATTTGTCACAGTTGTTGTGCCGCCGGTAAAACCGTTTGCTGCCGTTGCAAATGTTGGATCATATGCAGACCCACC